CCCGACGCGTCCAGCGGGACCAGGTGTATCCAGCGCTGCAGTTCTTTATCAAGCCCACGGGGCTGCCCAACTAAGGTCAGGACATGATGTATGGCGTTCATCCGATCGCCAGCGTGCCGCTGGGCGCGACGGCCACGGGCCTGGTCATTGGTGATTCGGTGCGCATGGCGTTCCGCGACCGGCTCATCGTCTGGTTGGCTGACCTGGGTATCGGCTGGCCGATCAGGGATCTCTACAACACGGGTGACAATCCGGACGTCTCGCAAGGCTTCGTGGCGCTGGATTTTCCGGGTGGCACCGAGGATCAGTACACGTTCGGTGCGCCAGGATTGAACTTCTGGCGCGAGCAGGGCCAGGTGACGCTCTACGTGAAGACTCGGCTCGGCGCCGGTATCGTGGTGCGCAATCTGGCCGAATCCTATGCCGGCGCCCTGAGGGCGCGGTTCCGCAACGACCGCTTCGCCGCTGGCAACGGCACCGTTCGCATCGTCTCCACCGCCCCGATGGGTGGCGGGCACGACGAGGCGGGACTGTGGGTCGAAGCCGTGGCCTTCGGGTACGAGATTTTCAACGTCGGCTGAGCCGCCGCCAACCTTACGCGCCACCGGGTGCATCTGACCGCCGCCCCACGGGCGGCTTTTTGTTGTCTGGAATTTGGGAGAAGGCCTTTTGGACAGCGCCAACAAGCAGACCGCCGTCATTGCCGAAGTGACCGTCGGCACAACGCCCGCAACGCCGGCCTTCCTGCTGACCCGCGACATCCGCGTCAGCGGCGCGCCGCAACGCCCCAACACACGCTCGCCCGAGCGGCGCTCCGACCGCCAGGCGGCCTCGATGGTGCAGGGTGTCGCGACCTATCCCAAGCAGATCGAGATGCCCTGGGTCCGGGACGCGGCCAGCGACGTTCTGTGGGCCTCGCTCTTCTGCAGCCCCTGGGTGTCCAATGTCCTCAAGGTGGGCTCGGTGCGAAGCGGCACGACGTTCACCCTGGAAGAGAAGTACGAGGGCGGCGCCACCGACCCCTATCGCCGCCTGACCGGCTGCATGGTCGACAATGTCTCGATCGCCTTCCAGAACGGCAACCCGGGCCAGCTCAACTTCTCCCTGCTGGGCCTGGGCGAGACCACGGCGACGACGGCAATCGTGTCCTCGACCTATGCGGCGCCGACGCCGGCCTACGACCCCTCGACGCCGGCCGACATCGTGGTCAACAGCCTGTTCGGCCTTGCCTCGCCGAAGGTCCGCTCGCTGCAACTGCAGATCTCGAACAACCTGCAACAGCAGTATGCCTTCGGTTCGGCCGATCCCTTTGCGATCGGCCTGGGCGAGTTCAACGTGCAGGGCGTGGTCGAGGTCTACTTCAACGCCCTTGCCGACTACTCGGCCTTCGTCGTCAAGCAGACCGGCCAGACCCTCGACATCACGATCGGCGCCACGATGAACTTCAAGGACCGGCTCGTGCTGGGCAATTGCGACGTCTTCAACCCGAACGTCGATGATCCCGGCCAGACGGGTGTCCATGCGGTCAGCCTGAACTTTCTCGGCAAGTACTACGCCACCGACGCCTCGGCGATGAAGCTGACGCGCAACGCTCCGTAATGGTGGCACTGGAGGTCCATATCGCAAGGGGAACTGTGAGGAGGCGTCATGGATGCAAGCGCGAGGAGCGTCGGCGCATGATCAGGAAGTATGCGTAGGTGCCCAGACAGATAGCAAAGTAGGCAAACATCAGATACCTGCCGTTGAATGCTGCCTCGGCATGGACGCCACCTGTCCGGATGCCAACCCAGCCGAGCAGGTAGATTGCCGGAATGAGGATCAGAATGTGGGGCGCGAGGTGCCTGGCCTTCAGGCTGATCAGCAGGAAAATCGAACCGGTCAGAAAATTGGAAATGCCGAATACACCGAGAAGGAAGACCTGGTCTTCCGAGACGGTCGCCATGTCGAACCCGGCGAAGTTGGCGGCAGACCATTTCAACAGGAAGGTATGCATGAACCCCCTCAGCAGGTCGTAGGCGCCGATCAGGAAAAGGACCGTGGCGGGAACGCGGTAGATATCGTCCGCGGGTTTCATGAAGGGCTCCTGCTGGTCTTGAAACGATGGCGAAGTGCTGCCTGCCTCCAGCCAGCCGGTCGAACGTGTCGCATCCGGCGCAGGAAGGCAATCTGGGGAGGAGCAATGCCCTGTTTTCGCCAGCGCCCGCTGCCTAACCTCCAGCGATCAGGCTCACCCGCAACGCGCCATAATGGCGGCATTGGAGATCTACATGGAAACAACCGTCCTCATTCTCCAGACCTTCCACCGCTTCGTGTCCGAAGGCGAGGGCAGGCCGGAGCGCAAGGAGCGCTTTGCCCAGGGCCAGACAATCAAGGTGTCCGAGGAGGACGCTGCCGACTGGATCGCCAAGGGCCTCGCACGGGAAGCGTGAACTGGGCCGGGCGCCGCCGCCTCGTTCCCCGGAGCAAGGACACATGGCTGCTCGATGACGTCCCTCATGTAGAATGGTCTCTCAACTCCAGGAGAGACAGGAACTTCATGCGTATTGGCTTTTCTGCCCTTGTCGATCAGGCCAACGAAGAATGGCGCAACCATATCCTGACCGGGTTGACGGCGATCGTGACCGTGCATTTGTTCATCATATCCCCGCTGGGCGAGGATTATTTCCTCATCAAGCCGATCAATGTGATCTTGATGTTGATGCTTGCGGCCGGGTTGCTCGTTCTGGCCCGCAGCATCATCTCCGCAGCTCTGCTCCTGCTGTTTCTATTCCTGCTCATCACGGCATTCGTCATCGAAATCCACGGCGGCGGTGGCATGGTGACGATCCGCATCAGGGCCGGCGCCTGGATTCTCATGGCGCTGGCAATCATGTGGATCGTGGCTCGTACCGTTTATGCACCGGGGCAGATCACCTATCATCGCATTGTCGGGGCCAGCCTGCTGTACCTCACGATCGGCGTACTCTTTGCCGCGCTCTATGCATTCGTGGCGACGTTGATGCCGGGGGCCTTCAAGGGCCTTTCGATTTCGCCCCACGTCTCGCTGCCCACGGATGTTGTCTATTTCAGTTTCGTAACCCTCACGACCGTTGGTTACGGCGACGTCACTCCGCTCGATCCGCTCATCCGCAGCCTTTCCAATCTCGAGTCGATTATCGGGCAGCTCTACCCGGCAACGGTGCTCGCTCGGTTGGTATCATTGGAGGAGCGTTTTAGCGGCGGTGCAAAGAAGGACGGCTTTCGGCAGAGCCCGGACAGCCTTCATTGATCTTGGAACAGGAGGAATTTCTTGGGGCAGTTCACGTTCGGCAACATCGACAAGCTGAAGCGCAACCGCGAGATCGAAGGGGTCGCCGGCACCGAGATCGGCCTGCCTGGCGGCATCTCGCTGATCGCGCTCTGCGCCTCGGATGCCAATCCAGCCTGGCGGCGCGGCGGCGAGGATTTTCTGGCCGAGCTGAAGCGGCTGAGTCGCGCCCACGCCTCGGACGAGCGCGTAAAGCGCTTCCTGGCCGAGCAACTCGCCCGCATGCTGGTCAAGGACTGGAGCGGCGTCGTCGACCAGGACGGCAACGCCATCCCGTTCAGCATCGATGCGTGCATGGAATTCCTGATCGAGGCCGACGACGCGATCCCCGCCTTGCAGGCGGTCGTCTACGAGACGCAGAACTTCCGAGGCCAGCGCATCGAAGCGATCGTCGACCACGCAAAAAACTGATCCGCTGGGACAGCATCAACGCTTCCGAGATCGCCGGCTGGAGCGATCGCGCCCGGGCGGGCGATGTCGAGTTCGTCGACCGCCTGCTGTCCCGGCCTCAACCCGACATCGAGACGGCGCCCTGGTGGGAAGCCTTCCAGTATCTCTCCCGGGACCGAACCATGCTGTCTCTCTCCCTGGGTATGGCCGGCGGCCTGGTGCTGCCGCAGCCGATCCCGCGTGAGGCGATCCGGCGGTACGGCCGGACCCTTCGTTTCTCCGGCGAGGAACTGGCCGACTTCGTGGAGATCGTCTCCGGCATCGACGACTTCTGGGTGGCGACCGAGCAACGCAAGCAGACGGATGCAGCGGTGCGCGCTGCCAGGGGCATGAGCAGGCAACGCTGATCCATGGCTGAAGAAACCAGGATAATCCGCCTCGTCATCGACAGCTCGAAGGCGGTCGACGGGGGGCGGGCCGCGCAGAGGGCGCTGGAACAGATCGAGCGCGGCACATCCTCCCTGGACGGCACCATGGCGCGCATGGAGCAGTCGCTGGGGCGCGTCGGCGGCATGATCAAGGCGCACCTCGCCCTCATGCTCGCCGAGATGGCGGCGCGCCTCGTCGATACGGCGAAGGCCGCGGTCGAGGCGGTGGGCGGCCTGGACGAGCTGGCCGAGCAGCTGGGCCTCACGACCAAGGGGCTGCAGGCGCTGCAGTTCTCGGGCATTCAGAACGGCCTCAAACTGGAGCAGCTGGAGACTGGCGCCGCCAAGTTCAGCCAGAAGATCGGCGAGGCGGCCAACGGTTCGAAGGAGATGATCGAGGCCCTCGATCATCTGGGCGTCAGGATACTCGACGTCGACAAGACCCTGCGCCCGACCGAGGACATCATGAGTGATGTCGCCCGGGCGATCCTGGCCATCGAAGACCCCGCCCGGCGCGCGGCAGCCTCAGTCGAGTTCTTCGGCAAGGCCGGGACACGGTTCCAACCCGTGCTGCAGGACATCGCCAGGGGTTTTGGCTTCATGGGCGAGGAAGCCCGCAAGGGCGGGGCCCTGGTCGACGAGCACGTGGTCAAGCGACTCGATCAGCTGTCCGACGCGTTCGAGCGCGGCAAGCTCCGTTCCCGGGCGTTCTTTGCCGAGATGGCGGTCGCGGTTCTCGACATGGCCGACAAGGCCGTCGATGCCTACCGCAAGATCCTGGCGCAGCAGGCAACGCGCAGTTCGGGGGGCGGCTACCAGTGGGAGCGCGACTTCCAGTCCTGGGTGGAGAACGCCGTGTCGAACATGGCGGGCGTCGGCGCGGGCGTCGTCGAAGTCTTCCGGGGAGCCGCCGAGCAGGTGGTCAAGCTCTGGATCGACGCCTTCAACCGCGTCCTAGCCGGCGCCGAGCAGGTGCTGAACAGGCTGAAGGAGTTCTCTACGTTCGGCCTGGGTGATGCGATCGCCCTCGGCCGGATCCCGGGAGGCGGGGCCAGCATCACCGATTATGTTGGCGGCATCACGCAGGCGGCCGAGACGGCGCGCGCCGACACGCAGGCCTATTACGCCCGCCAGCGCAGTCCGGTTGGCAAAGCGTCCGACGGCACCGCCTGGGCGGTCGTCAATGATGGTCTGCCGGCGCAGGATGGCCCCCGGCCGGGCGCCTTCAATCCTCCGGTCAAAGCCGGCGGCGGCGGCTCCGAAGATTCGATCGACAAGCTGAAGCGTCAGACTGCACTCGCGATGGAGACTGCGCAGGCGCTCGCCGACGTCTCGGCCCAGGGCGGCCGGGCCGTCGCCGACCTCGAGCTCCGTTTGAAGGCCGTCAAGGAGGTCCAGGACGCCTACGCCAGCTCGGCGCACAAGGCGGGTCTCTCGGTCGAGGAGCTGACGAAGAGGATAGAAGAACAGCAGCGTGCCACCGAGCGCGCCAAGAACCTGAAAGACTTCAACATCGAGACCTCGACCCTGCAGAAGGCCAACGAGCTTCTGGAGGCCGAGAACCGTCTGATCGATCAGTCGACCGAGACGCGCGCCGTGGTCATCGCCCAGATCAGGCTCAAGCAGGAACTTGAGCTGAAGGGCATTGGCGTCGCGACCGAGGCCGAGCGCGCGGCCATTGCGGCGCGCGGGGAAGCGATCGAGCAGAACGAGAGGCTGAAAGGCCAGGCCGAGGAGCTGAAGCGCGCCAACGAACTCTGGATCGAGCCGCTCAAACAGGCGTTCCGCAACATCCAGACGGCTGGCGCCGATGCCTGGGACTGGATCCTGCAAAGCGGGCAGGTGTCGTTCCAGGCCCTGGGCGACGTCTTCAAGACGACGATCCGGCGCATGGTGGCGGAGTTCTTGGCGCTGGCAACGATCCGGCCCGTGATGAGCGTCGTGGTCCAGGGCCTGGGCAGCCTCGGCGTGGTCTCGCCGGCGGTGGCCCAGCAGATGGGCTTTGGTGGGGCTACGTCGGGCAGTGGGAGCCTTGGAGGCGGCAGTATTCCCCTCCCGTCGCTTGGCAGCACCGGTGGTGGCAGCTTCTTCAGCGGCCTTGGCCTGGGCGGCATCGGTGAATGGCTCAACACGCCCTTCACCGGGCCCTATGCCGGAATATCGCCGTCGGCGATGCAGGGCGTTCCAACGCTGTCGCCCAGCATGTGGAGCCCTTCGACCTGGAGCATCACGCCTCTGCAGGGTTTCGGCGCCGCCGCTGGTATCGGCATGGGCGCCTATCAGCTGGCGAACTCCCGGAGCACCGGCCAGACCATCGCCGGCATCGGGAGCATGGTCGGCGGCGCCGTGTCGCTGATACCGGGCCTGCAGCCGGTCGGCATGGCGATCTCGCTGCTGTCTCAGTTCGCGCCCGCCCTCTTCGGAGAGTCCAACACCCAGACGCACAGTTCGACGAACGCCTCGCTGCACTACGGCAACGGCAACTGGTACACCACGGGCGGTGCATATGGCCCGAACGCCAATAGCGGCCAGTCGGAAAGTGCCCTCCGCGGTCTCACCGGCGGCATCGATCAGGTCTTCGGGCTGCTCGGCGGCGTCAAGGATGCCAGCAAGGTCTGGGGCCTCAACGCCTCATCGTGGACCGCGCAGGGCAAGGACTGGAGCTATACCAGCAACGCCACGCACCTGGTCGACCCGGAGACGGGCAGCCAGGAAGCCTGGCGCATGAACATGGACGACATGATGGATACCGGCGCGGCACAGGTCGCGATCCGGTCGATCCTGTCTGGCGCCGTCGGCGAGATCACCACTACGATGAAGACCGCGCTGGAATCGATGCGCGCCGCGGCGATGGGTATCAAGGAGACAGCGGAGAGCATCGTCTTTGTCGACGAGGTCTATGAGCGCCTCGGCAAGGGCGCGCTGACCGTCAGGGCGCAGTTCCGCGAGCTGGAGAAGCAGTTCGGCGACATGACCGATCAGGCGACGAAGCTCGGGCTTGCCCTGGCGCCGATTGAGGCCGAGCAGAAGAAGGCCACCGAACGCCTCGGCCAGGACTACGTCGACAACCTGATCGATCCGATCGCCGCTGGCCTGCGCGCCTGGGAAGACGAGAAGCAGTCGATCCTGGCGAACATCGACTACATCAGCCAGCACACCGACGTGATCGTCGACCAGGCCCGCATCGCCGAGGCCCTGCTGCGCAAGGAGGCCGCGCTCAAGGAGCAGCTCTATGGCGGCGCGATCTCGCAGCTGGAGGACGCGATCCGGCGTCTCAGCCTGGGCGACCTCGCCAATCTCTCGCCCACGACCATGCTGACAGGCGTGCAGGCGGCCTATCAGGCCACCGTCGCGCAGGCCCGTTCGGGAGACAGCAGCGCCATCGCGCGCGTCGCGGCCGAAGGCACGACCTTCGCACAGGCGGCCCAGTCCTACTATGCGAGCGGTCCCGACTACGAAGCGCTGAAGCAGCAGATCCTCAACGATCTGCTGACCCTCCAGTCGCAGATCAGCGGCAACACCGGCACGACTGGCTCGGCGTTGAACGACAACAATGGCGCCACGCAAGCGGCCTTGGCCCAGGTGACCCAGCTTCAGTCCGTCGTCACCGAGCAGAGCCGGCAGATCGCAGCCCTGATGGCGAAGCTCTCCGAGACCAACAACCTGTTGCTGCGCCGCGCTGTGAACGGCTGAGAGGGACGCCCACATGGCCAGCACGATCTACCTGACGGGCTTGCCCGGCCCCTCGGGGACGGTCGAGTATCCCGCGCTGACGCAGTTCCCGGTCGATGTCGGCGCCGATGCCGTCGACCTGCAGTCGGCGCGGGGTCTGTCCTACCTGCTGCGGGCTGCACCAGCTGATCCCGGTGGCAATATCGTGCTCTCCGGTGGCGCGCCCTATCCCTCGGGCATGACGGATTGGCCGACGCCCTTCCAGGTCGAGTGGCCCGGTGCCCGCACCGTCATCTATCCGGCCGCCTCACTGGGGCGCTCGACGGCACCCGACGATATCCCGGCCAATACCTACGTGCCGGGCAAGCTGAACGGTCCCATCAACTACGGCATCAGCCTGTTCGACGGCATAGAACCCGCACCCAGCGGCAAGGGCGGAGTAGGCGCCATCACCCTGATCGACCCTGACGGCGAACTGGACGGGTTGACCCAGCTCGCCTGGGACGGTGCCAGCCTCGACATCCTGCGTGGCGATTCGCTGGCGGCGTTCTCGACCTATGAGACGGTCGGACGGCTCACGACCAACGGCCTGCTCTACGACCAGCGCCGCAAGGAGATCAGGCTGCGCGATCTCGGCTGGCAACTGGCCGCGGCCGAGCTGCATGGCCTGCGCTATGGCGGCACCGGCGGCGCCGATGGCGATGCCTCGATCGCCGGGCAGATGAAGCCCTATGCGGTGGGCCCGGTCTACAACTGCGAGCCGACGCAGCTGAGTGCCGCGCTCCTGATCTTCCAGCTGTCCTGCAGCTCGATCCTGGCCGTGGATGCCGTGCGGGATGGCGGCGTGCCTCTCGCGTTCGATGCCGACTACCCGGACTGGACGGCGCTGGCTGCTGCTGCGGTGCCCGCCTCGACATATGCTACCTGCCTGGCGCAGGGTCTGATCCGGCTGGGCTCGGCTGTGGTTTATGCGCTCACCGTCGACCTCCGCGGCGACAACGACACCATCAACGGCCAGATCTATCCTTCGACGCGAGGCCAGATCGCCCGGCGCATCGCTACGGGTCGCGGCACGATCGCGCTCTCCGATGCCCAGATCGACTTCGCGGCCCTGAACTACATGGAGCAGGAGCAGGCCGGCACGGTGGGGTTCTACTTCAAGGACGCCATCACCAAGGCGGAGGCCCTCACCGAGGTCATGGCCGGATGCCTGGGTTGGTGGGCTGTACGCGCTAACGGCCTCCTTGCCCTGGGCTTTCTGGAAGAGCCGACACGTTCCCCGGCCTTGACCATCCAGTACCCCGAGGACTTCGGCTCCTCGGAGCCACAGATGATGCAGACCTACCAGGCGCCCCGTCGCGCAACCTATGTCGGCTGGCAGCGCAATTACACGCCGCAGGATCCCAGCCGGCTGGCAGGCTCCGTCGATGCGGCGGCGGCGCTCCTCTATCGGGGCACCGAACGCTTTGCCAGCTCGTCCGACGGCTTCCAGGCGAGCCTCTGGCCCACTGCGGCCGCGGTCTATGTGAGCGGGGGCTTCTCGCAGGAGGCAGCGGCCCATGCCGAGGCGGCTCGGCAGCAGCGCGTCATGGGTGTCCGGCGCGAGCGGTGGCGCGTGACCGTGCCCTGCGATCCCTTCGCCAACCTGCTAGGCAAGGTGATCCAGATCTACGGTTTTACGCGCTACGGCTGGGCCGGCGCACGCAAGTTCATCTGCGTCGGCATGAGCTTCGCCTCGTCGAGGTCTGTCGCGCTGGATTTATGGGGATAGACAATGGCGCATAGGATACTCGACCGGGTGCAGGAGACGACCACCAGCACCGGGACCGGGGCACTTACGCTCGCGGGAGCCACATCGAAGATGTTGTCGCTCTCCGGTGCGGGGTTTTCGAACGGCGACACCTTCTGGGGCTTGATCGAGCACGCGACCGCCGCCGAGTGGGAGATCGCGCTCTGCACCTACGCCAGCGCCGGCGCCGGCAGCATCACGCGCGCCGCTCCCCTCAAATCCAGCACCGGCGTCGCCGTGTCCTTCTCGGCCGGCACCAAGACGATCTCGCTGGTGGCGCCAGCGGCCGTGCTCACCCTCCTGGGCTCACTCGAAGCCGTCAACGCGCCAACGATCTCGGCCGGTGCACTGACCCTCGATCTGCTGCTGGGCACCGTGCACAGGGTTGCGCTCAACGCCGACGTGACGACCATCACCATCTCGAACGCACTGGCAGGCTTCGCCTCGGGCTTCACGCTGGAGTTCACCGCCGACGGCACCGCCCGCACCGTGATGATGCCCGGCAATGTCGCCGCCCTGAACGGCACCTACACGCCGTCCATCTCCAACGGCACGCGCGACCTGTTGAACTTCGTGACCCTCGACGGCGGCACGACATGGCTGATGTCGATCGTCGCGCAGAACTACTAGGCGAGGGGTCAAAATGAGTTCGATTGCCCGGCGCCTCGGCGTCATGGGCCAGACGGATGCGGACGTGCTGTCGTGGCGCGACACCATCGTCGCCGCCGGCGGCAGCGTCTCCGTTGCCATCCAGTCCATCGCGTCGCGCTTTGTGACGGTCGAGAAGGCGAGCGGTGCGTGGGCGCTGACCGACGACTACTGGCCGTTCTGGGGCGAGAACCTGATCCAGGCGACGGTGTCGCTGAAGCAGCGGCGCACCGTGACGCTGGTCAACGCACCGGCCTTCACGGCACGGCGGGCTTTTGCGACCAATGGCTCGTCCAGTTATCTCGACACCGGATTCATCCCGTCGACGCACAAGATCTCGGCCAGCACGCACAATGTGCGCCTCGCGGTCTATCTGCGCGACAATCAGTCGGGCAATACGTACGCGGCAGGTGCCGTCTCGAGCTCGAACAGAACGCTCCGTGTGCGTCCGCGCAATGCCAGCGTGGCCTACCTCGACGCCAACTCCTCTTCCGGCACTTACACGCTCCCCGCGGCGACCAGCGCCGGCTACACGGCCGGCTCGCGCGATGCGGCGTCCGGTGCCAACAGCTACGGCTACAAGAACGGGGTCGCCATGGTGCAGACCGTCGCTCCAACGGCGTTCGGCTCAGCAAGCCTGCCCGTGGTCCCGATCCATGTCGGCGGATACAACAACGCAGGCGCCTTTGCGGGTCCCCGCGCCACGTCGATCGGCTTCATGACCGTGGGCGCCACCCTCAGCGCAGCGCAGGAGCTTGCGCAGTACAACGCCGTGCAGGCATGGGCCACCGCCGTGGGAGCGAACGTCTGATGCCGGTGTTCACCGTTCTCACCGCGGTCGAGGCAGCCCATGTGCGCGGCCCGGCGTCGCCGCCTTATGCGCTGGAGCCCATCGAAAGGCAGGGTGGCCTGTTCCTCCTGCCGTCCGAGGTACTCGACCATCCCGCCTATGCCATGCACGCCGGGTTCCTGGCGGCGCTGCCGCAGATGGATAGCGCCGAGCCGTCATTCCCGGACGCGCTGGATCCCGTCGAAGACTGACGCATGACCTTCCCGTATCCCCACGGCGCGCTGCCGGTTGCCGTGGCGCCCTATGCCATGCCCACCGGCAGGGCCGAGCGCGTCCTGCTGCTGTCGCCGCGCGACAGCGACCTCGCCACGCTGGTGGCCAGCAGCGCGGTCACGACGCTGCCGGTGTCCAATCTGCTGAGCCCCGAGCCCACCAAGAAATGGCGCTCGACCTCGACCTCAGGGCAATCCATCGACATCACCCTGGCATCGGGGCTGGGCTGCAACGCCGCGGCCCTCGTCGGGCATAATCTGAGCGGTGCCGGCCTGTGGCGGGTGAGGGGATACGCGGCCCTGGGCGATGTGGGGGTCACGGCGGCCTCGGATACCGGTTGGCAGAGCGTGTGGGCCGGTGGCGTGAAGCCGATTGATGCCTCCTGGGCGCATCACCTGGCCCTGGTCCGCTGGACTTCGACCGGGGATCATCGCTGGTGGCGTATCGAGTTCGCCGA